CCTTATACCCGATCACTGTCGCAGCGGGAGTGCCGCTCGAAGAAGTCGTGACAAAGAATGCATGTTCCGGAGTATTGCTGCGGATACGGATGAAAGAGTTGTCAGCCGTCGTAACAGCAGTCCAACCGTCTTCAGCCTTGATTTCAAAATTAGCAGTCGCCATTGGAAATCCTTAAGCGTTGGTTGGAAAAGAAAGGCGGGGATATTTCACCCCGCCCATCTCGTTACTCTTACGAGCCGTTGATGCGGACCAGCCGACGACGAGCATCAGCCGCCACGTTCGCCTCAACAGCAACGTCGAAGCGGACACGGTGTTCACCGGTCGCGAAGACGCTGTCCTGCCACATGCGGACGCTCAGCGGGATTTTCGTCAGGGCCTTACGGCTACCCTTACCGGTCGCAGGCATGATGAGATCAGCCGTATGAACGATAATCGCATCCTTGTTCGCAAGGAAGCGCGGATACAAAGCCGTAGACGGCGCACCGATGAAGTTGACAGCCGCCGTATTCGCCGGGGCCGCGACCACCGTACGGAACGGACCAGTCGTGATGACAGCCGGATAGAACCGAACCGTAGCCAGACCGCCCGTAGCCGTGTAGTTGCCGATAACTCGGAACTGCTGAAGATGGGTCAGAGCCTTCTTCGCACGGTTATCGTAGGCAAACACGCCAGCCATCGTGAAGACTTCACCATCGACGATCGTCTCCGTACCGGAGCCAATATCGATAATCGCCGTCTGGGACATGTACTGACCCGGAGCGCCCGAGATACAAACGCTCTCGTACGTAACCGGCATATCAGTCGTGCCCTGCGTCAGAGCCGAAGCCTGAAGACGCGAACCAGTCGTAAGCGACGGCAGCTGCTGGGTCCACAGGGTGTTAACGCCTGCGATCTTGCCACTGAAGCCATTACGATAGGTACCATCGCCCATCTCGGTCTGCGAACCATTATCGGTATTACCGACGATGCTCGAACCCAGAGCCTGCTTGTCAGCATAACTCAGGACCGCGCGCAGGTCGCTGTCGTTTTCAACGCCCTCTTCCTTCAGGCGCGTATAGGCCGACGCGAAGTCGTCCCACTCACCCACAACCGTCGAACCGTCGCCGATCCAGTTGTTGGAAGCCTTAGCCGCGAAGCCAAGAATGTACGCATCAAGGTCAGTCGCCAGACGGAGAGCCGCCTTACGCAGAGCCTGACTTTCACGCGCATCACCAATGTCACGGATTTTGACGAAGTCGCCCCAACCCATCGAGCTGTTAATCGTCTGGGTCAGCTTGTACTGTTCCGAACCGAAGGTCGTATTCTGTACACCGCCCGACAAATCAGCAACGCCGTTAGTCGTAAACGAAGTCGTATAGTCCGGGGTTACCTGTTCGACAACGGCCAGACCGTTGCGATCATTCATTTCCTGATCGAACTTACGCCACGTAACGAGGTCAGCCGAAATCAGGTTGTTCTGGAAGATAGCCGCGAACGAGTTGAGGACCAGCCTCTGCTGGTCAACAGTTACAGTCGCCATTTATATAGCACCTTACTTGTGTTGAAGTTCCCTCAACTCGTCAGCCAGCTTACTTACGATTATAAAATAGCTTTTCGAACTCATCGAGGTTTTCTGTATCAGCACGCACAGACGTCCGAGCAGGACCGCCAGTTCCGCGAGGAACAGCAGCGACCGGCTTAGGAGCGTTGGTTACGCGTGCAGGAGGCGTCTCTTTGCGCTTCGCGAGAGCAGACTGGACTTTGGCTTCCAATTTTCCTAACGCGATAACAGCCCGAGTGGCACCGAGCGAGACGATTGCATCGGTTTCATCCGGGTGATTAGAGAGGTAATACAGAACCTCGGGGCCATTATCCATACCCATGACCGTCTCCGCGAGGAAGACGCCAAGGTCAGGCGGCATGATTGCAAGCTTCGGCTGAAGACGAGCTAGGCTCTCCCGAAGATCGGGCAAGGTCTTCTCGCTTTCGGCCAGCTTGGCATTCCACTGGGTCGTTAGCGTCTGGCGAGCAGCATCAGCTTCACTAATAGCTGCGGCCTGATCCCGTTCCGCCTTCTCGGCAGCCAACTGCTGGCGTACCATATGACGGGTGGCATCAGCGAGATACTTCGGATCGTACTCACCTTGCGGGTAAATAGCTCGTCCGTACTCGTCCAGAGCATCCGGGTCCGGAGCCTGCTCGTCGAAATCGACTTCAGGTTGGGCCTGTGGTTTGGGTTCGGTATTTCGTTCTCTCAACTGCCGTTCAAGTTCAGCGGCACGGGCTTCCGCAGCTTCAGCGCGGCGCCGTTCGTTGTGCTTGTCAGCAGTGATTTCATCAATGCGTTCCTGAAAAGTCTTCTTCCGGGGCTTGAGGATATCTTCCTCTTCCGGCTCGGCTTCCGCTTCTACCTCGGCTTCACCTTCCTCTTCGGCAGGCTGCTCCTCGACAGGCTCTTCAGCGTTCTCTTCAACTTCTTCAGCTGCGTCGGCATCTTCGACGGGGGTGACATCCTCTTCGTCTACTTCGGGCTCCGGCTCGGCAGCAGGGGCAGTCTTGGGCTGTGCCTTACCACTAAACAGAAGATCGAATTCGTCGAGATTGTCGGTGTTGACATCTACTTCAACAGGCGTGTCGGCCATTAGCGAGTTTCCTCGTCCCCGGTTGCATCTTGTCCAAAGGTGGGTTTAGTCTTTGGGATGTAGGTGGCCCGGAATTCCACCGGACCATTTACCGTCCGCGAATAGCGGAGAGGTTGCTCTGAGCAGTTTGCCCAGAGGTTTGGTTCATGGACTTAAGGTCCATATTCATCTGACGGTCTGCCGACTGGGTCGTGACCTTCAGGCGTTGGGTCTGGGCGTTATAAGCATCGATCTTGATTTTAGAGAACTCGATCATCTTATCCGTCTTCAGCTGCTGGTTCTCGTTGGTCAAGTCAGCAATCTGCTGCTTGCCTTCCGCGATAGCCTGCATAACTTCAGGCGGGATTTGCGGTCCCTGATCTCCGATTGTCTGCCCGTTCTCGTCCTTCTCCCCAGCCAGTAGCTGAGGCGGGATCGTCTTACGGAGACGCTCTGCCAGTTCAGCTGCGCCCGGCCAATCCTGTGCCTTAGCAATGAGATCGCCCGCAACCTGAATAAGCTGCGGCCAGACCTGCACGGCCTGCATCATTGCATCGGCAGCCTCAAGGCGGCGGGTGGTGTAGGACGGGCCAGTCGTAATCGACACGTCATACTTGCCAACCGACAAATCGGGGCTATTAGGATCAGTTGGATCATTGATCTTCATCAGATGCTGGCTCTCATCTTCGCCAATAACGCGGATGATGCGGGTAGCATCGTAAATCTGACCAATCAGCTGATTGATAACGTCGCCACCCTCAAGAAGGGCCGCATTGCCGTTATCGTAGTAGGTAAGTGAGGCGACATCTCCCTCACGTTGGCGAGCCATGATGGCTCGACCTGACGTCTCGTTAGACTTGATGCCAAGGCTGGCATCGTGAATGCCAGTGACGTCCTTCATGTCCTGCGTGTTGACATTCGCCTCATTGAGCAACGCAGCCTCGATCGGAGGCGGAGAAACTCTCGTAGGCGGCGTCTCAGCGCCGTCATTATAGACGAGCAGCGGATCGCGGGACAGATGCGCCTTTCGGAAGTCTTCCTCTCGGCCTTCAACCGCGCTCTCAGGCGCAATCCACTGCGCCTTAGGGGCATACCCCAGCTGCTCCGCAGCAACGGAACGCCAGAAGTTCCGAAGCCGCACCGGGTCCTTCATGAAGCGGACCAGACCATGACGCACACGGCGGCCGTTCACATTGATGACACGGCCCGTCATACGGATAACCGGTAGACGGGTGAGACGATACTCGAATGGACCGGCTAGGATATTGAAACCCGTAACCAAGTGCATTTGAGCGTAGAGACATGGGGCAACACGAGTGCGTACAGGCTTACCGTGTTCTTGGATCAGAGCCGAGACATCCGTATCTCCATCGAGGAAATGGATCGACCCGTTCTGAAACATGGCCAGAATGCGGTTACGCTGCAACATGCGCCAATGCGCGGTAACGCGAACACGATCGCTATCGTACCAACCCTCGATTTCGAGGTTGTCGAGCGAACGGTCGCTAAGATTTGAAGGAGCCACACCGGGCCAGAGACGCTCAAACTCTTTGCGGGGATAAATCTCATCCACGAAACAGTGGTTCGCGTCACGACCAGTTGGGTCGATCGACATCCGATCCCAGACGACGCTTAAGCAATCGTCGATCGGCTTAATATTGATTTCTTGGTCGAATACGTCATCTGAGGCGTAGTCGACACTGATCTGGAATGCGCCATCGCCGCACTGGATCATGCTCTCGAAGGCACTGTCGTACGTGCGAGTGGCACGCGATTTATCTTCGATGGCACGGATCAGGTCTTCGCGAACAGTAGCGACGTCAACGTCACCATTTTCGCACGGAACAACCTTGATACCATTGCGGTTCTGCCGCCAATCGCCAACCAACTGTGCCGTAAACTGCGGCACCTGATTGATGACGAGGCAAGGGAGCCCGACGCGAAGCTGCTTGACAGTGTCGTCCCACTGTTCACCAGCGCTGAACTTCTTATCTTCAGCAGCTTCGTCGCGGTTTTCCTTATCGGCCTGAACATCTAGTTGATACGTCTCGCGCATGTCGGCGAGGTAATCATTCTGGGTATCAAACCCTTCCGGGGTGTATTTTTCGGATACCTTTGAGACGTCGTCGAAGCCGAAGATGTCTGGCTTGGACCCGGCCTCAATGACCTCGTCGGGCGTCGCCGCCTTAATCTTCGTCTTAGGGTTAGCCATTCTTAAACTGCCATCCACATGTTATCTTGCTTCTTGGACTTGTTCTCTCCGGAAATACTGCCAATCTGCAGCCCACCCTGACTTTCAGGCCGACGGCGTCGAGCCGTTATGCGGTCGAACAGTGCGGTGAGGCCCCAGACCAACGCGTCAACGCGGTCAGGGCTATTTCCGGGAGATCGATCAGCGTCCCTCACAAAGAGGCACATCTGGTCTTCAAGATTATCGAAACGTCCGACGTGGTGTACACGACCCTGTTCGTAGAGAGCTGATACGGGTTCAGCCCGGACGTATTTGCCCCGCGTTGCGTGGACAAGTTGAACTGGAACATTTCGGTCAACAGCTTTTAAGACTGCCTCGACCATCTCACCGCCTTGGTTCTTTTCAGCGACAATCTTGTCCGCATCCATCTCGTGGTAAAGCTGGACAGCTGCTCGTGCCCATTCCTCAGGCGATCCACGCATGGACCGATCAGCAAGAACGTAGGCTCGATTATTACCATCAGGATCACGGGCAATGCCGGAAGCGATGATGCCAGTCTCGTCAGCCTCTTCACCACTCGTAGCAGCGGGGTCAACGGAAATAACAATCCGTTCGAGATCGGGAGCCTCAGCCTTGCGATAGCCGTCGATCATATCCCGGTTCCACAAGGCTCCGGGCATATCGTCGAGAACTTCGCCTTCCAGTTCCTGCCGACCAAGACGAGTGCCTTCGTAGCGTTCCCTGATTTGCTTAAGGAATGGGGCCGCGAGATTGGCGGCGTTGTCCCAAGTGCGACCACGGGTGACGAAGGTCGTTGGATCATTCATTAGCTTCCGGATCAATTTGACCGGGCGAGGAGTTGTAGTGACGATCTGTCTCGGACGGTCACCAAGACGCAGACCAAACTGCGCCTGATCCCAAGTCTCTTGCATATAACGCCACTTCGCAACCTCATCTCCCCAAAGGAGATCGTGCTGAGGACCGCGAAGCTGGTCAGGTTCGACGGCATTGTAGAGCGTAGCCCGTGCACCGTTCGGCCAGATCAGGCGACGGTTAGCAGGTTGATACAGGGGACGGAAGTCCTTCGGATGGCAAGCCAGAATACCTGCCGGACCTTCAACCATAACGTCACGCGCATCAGCGGAAGTTTCGGCAATTAGGCCAATGTGTTTATACTGGCCCGGACTGTGTGGGGTATCTCCGCAAACCAGATCGCGGATACTTTCCGCTCCAGTTTTTGTTTTGCCCCAGCCTCGTCCAGCGAGGATCAACCACGTCGTCCACCAAGTTCCTTCGGGGAGACGCTGGTCAGGCCGAGCCCAGAAGGGCCAATGGTATTGGAGGTAAGCTTTAGTCTCGGGGTCGAGCTTCGAGAGGGCTTCCAATCTCTCCGCCTCTGGCAGCGAGGCCAGTAATTGAGCGGGCGAAAGCATCGGCTGCGTCACGGGTTTCCTCCACTTGGATAGCACCGCCGTCTTTGCCTGTATGTTCCACCTTCTCGGTGAACATCCCTAGGGCCTTGGCGATGAGTTCCGAAGCGCGGAGGATGATGGCAGCTGCTTTGGCATCGCCTTTAGCGGCCTTCTCCTCGTTCTCGGCAATCGTTAGAACCCAGCGGTCCATGACGGCCTTAGCATCAATCGATACCTGCTTCTGGCGCAGTTCGGAATAGTGTTCGATGGCAACCTTGATGGCCGGGTGGCCCATCAGTCCGTTGCCCATACGCCCCGCGTTCTTACGATCGACATCGTAGCCAGCCCGTATGACGGCTGCCGTGGCGTTATAATCTTTGACGTACTCTTCGACAAAGCGTAGCTGCTTGTCACGGAGCATTTTGATAACCCCAATAACGCCTTCCTGTTCGAGGCGCATCTGCACCTTGTTGCGCAGGGTTACGCTATCCTTTGGGTTCACTGTCGTTAACTCCAGACGATATGAAATCGTCCCTTATTTCTTCTTGAGTGAGCGGTTGGCAGACTTTGATCGCATCCGAAGATTGCTTCGGGCGTTATTCAGGTTGCCACCAAGGTTACGGTTCCGGTGATCGACATCCTTGCCATCGCCCTTGTGAGCTACGCCAGCTGCGATCATCTTGGCCCGAGCCGCATTCCGTTGAGCCCGACGCTTCTTTTGCTCCGGCTTGGAGTTGTAGCGGGCCTGTGCGGCCTGACGAGCTGGGGTGTTCTTCTGGGTGTTTGGTCCGACCATGTAGTTTGGCCTCTGCAATAACTAAATCAAAATTAAATGGCAGATATGGCTCGCCGGACTGATACACTTACTTACCCTTCTTCAGGCCTTTGAGGGTTTCGGCGAAGCGGGCACGCTGGCCTACCTTACCGGGCTGCTTGGCCGCAGCTGCCATCTTAGCAGGCGGAATTTTCTTTCCAGCCGGGACACCGAGGTCCTTATGCAACTGGCCGGGCCGCTTGATAGCGCCCTTGATGAAGTTCTTTGACTTAGCCATTTAATCGTTCCTCATATAAGCCACGATAGCTTCTAACTCTTCAAGCGTAGCATCTTGTTTAAGACGATTAGCCCGTAAACTGATTACGCGTACATTACCGGGAATGTAACCCTTCGTATTGTCTTTTCTATCGATACTGGCTGAAGCGTTTTGCTGCCCATTGGCTTTAAGTTTGATACCGAAAACAGGACAGTTCGTCGGAATTACAATATCGTTGAGTGTGATTGTATGCTCAAGATTTCTTACTCTAGCAGAGTTCTTTGAGCTATCGTACAGTCTGGTGCGTGGGTCTTTCTCCCATCGCGCATGCTTCCACGACTTAACGTAAGCAGATTTCTTTTGCATCAATCCCTGGACCTCTTATACATATTATACCATGATTGCAGAAGGAATGCAAGCCTTTTCTCAGTCATCGCGAATAAATTCGCTCAGAAGGTTAGCACAGGAAGAAACATATTGACAGTTTGTCTATTATATGATACCCTATCTATAATCTAAGAGTACTTCTATAGAGTATACTCTTAGGATACTCCCTATGGAGTACTTTCATGAGGACTTTAGTACAGATTGCTGTAGATAGCGTACTACCCTAGGTTACCTTCTAAGGTTACTACTCCCAGTAGTAATTCGGGTAGTATCACTGGATGGGATGTGTGGAGTTTGTCCGCCGGATAGGGTGAGACGCTGAATATGCCCTAAATTGCCCGGAAAGGCACCGTACAGCGCTTCGAGGGGTATCCCGGGTATGATCGTCCATTAAACTGTTGAAAGTGGCTTAGACGGCTTCCTAGGCGTTCTTTAAAATTTTTATATATCTCGTCACCCAGTCTTACACCTCGCAGCATCATCATCACGCCCATGCCTCCCCCCGGCACCCTCCTTTCGGGAGGTCCCACAGAATGTCCCTTGGCGTCCTAGCCTCTGTGGGTAAATCCAAGGTAACGCCTAGGAGTATCCCAAGTATCGCCCAAGTTACTTGGTCCGTGTTACTTGCTTAATGGATAGCCTAGACTACGCCGGGAGTATTAGCCATGAGGGTTGCTAAGGAGTTGATGGGCGGCGATTACTTGGATTGATTGTCTGAAGGTGGCATGGGTGTTGGTCTAGTCAAGTGTGCTTTACACCCAAGCAACCCTCCTCAATCTTTCACCCGGTTCCGTATCATGAGATTTGGAAATGCACTTTCTTTCCGTGTTATCACAAGAACATGTCAAATAATCACCTTTGGGAGGGAACCGTCCCATTTGCTCGTGCGTATTTGCGGCGATGGTTGGCATTTCAAATGCCTTCCTGATCCATTGCTGCCTCTTGTCGGTTGGACACCGATACAGGACCCGGAAGGGTGCGAGGGGTAGAGCGAGCCGAACGAGGCGAGCGAGTGAACCGCCGATGCTCTGTTGCACAGCAAAGGCCCGGAGTGAGGAGCGCCGCGAGGTAGTCTCACAGGGACCTACGCCTAGGAGGATCATCGGACGAAGGCTGAAAGCAAGCTACCGGAGGGGAAACCCGACGGAGAGATGCGGCTAGGGCCAAAGCTTTGCAGAGCACGGCAGGCAAGCCGGGAACTGAAGCGAACGGTAGGTGCAACCGGGCACAGGATGCGCGGCCATATCCTACGGCGGACAGGGAGTGTCACACTCCGTGACCCTGCTACCAGCTAGCAAAAGGGCTAGCCTCCCTGATCCGTATCAGCATCAAGCGCGTTATCTGACTGTGTTACTCACCGCATAGCCCAATAGGGCAGGGGCCGGAGGGAGAGTGCGATTAACTCCCTGCTAAACAACCAACGTTGCCGGAACACAGTGCAAGCGACAAGCGGAGATGCGAGGTAAGAAATAAGGGGACGGTGACACTTAATTGTGTGCCGTCCCTTTGCCTTAAGGAACCGATTAAAAATCGGCCCTGATGTAAGCTCTTGATCGAAAGGGTTTACACCAAGGCAAACGCTTTGGACTAACTCGGACATTCCGTCCGGGCATAACCAAGGAAGGAACTATCTATGCGTATCACCTTGAAGGCGATTGACGCCCGCATTGCCAAGGTCGCCAAGCTGGGGACCGAATACAATGTGTTCATCCACGAAACCGCTGTAATGATCCTCACGCACGCCGCCGGGAACGGGGCCGGTGATGTGTCCCGCGTCACTACCCTGCTTGCGGCCATGCCTAACTCCATGCGCAAGACCGCCATGCGCAAGTGGCTCACGCTCTATTCGCCGGTCGCACTGGACGGCGGCAAGGACGGCAAGCCCTACGCGGCCCGGCTGTCGGAGGCGTACAAGGCGCTTAAGGACGACACCAAGAAGGCCGCCGCGTGGAAGCTCGACGATGCGGCTGCCAATCCGTTCTACACGATTGCCGACGCGGTGCCGGAGGAAAAGGAATATACCCTCGCGGCGCTCGTCAAGATGATCCAAGGCTACGGCAAGCGGATTGAGGCCAAGATCGAAAAGGGCGAAGTCCCGGCGAATGATATCGCCGACGCCCGGAGGCTGGCTTCGCAGGTCGAAGCCTTCGAGTACAAGGCCGCGTAAGCAGCAAGCCGCGCTTAGCGTAAGCGGTAACAAGTTTAGGGTTGTGTCGTATGGACACGACATTTTCATAGCCAAGCCACGGGCACAACCCTAAGTCCCTCTTGCAAAGAAGGAATACCAATACCATGCGTATCGTTATCGGTCGCGGCAATCGCCGTACCTCAGTAGTCGTTCCGACTGGTGCTATTGTTCGCAATGCGCCCGAAGCGGAACAGCGTGCGTTCGTCGCCAACGTGCGCGGCGTGCTGGGTGTCGCTGAAGCGCCACTTTGCGGAGTGCGTGACGATGGGTAAGCCCAATCTTTCCGCTCGATTTCGGCTGATCCGTGCCGGTCTGCTGAACTTCACAAACGCCAAGCCCACGACGCTGGTGAAGCGCGAGGGTGTGTGGCGCATCGAACTCAATCTGCATAGCGTGCCCTAGGAAGCCCGCTAAAGGCCTCCTCTGTGTCGCCTAGACAATCTACCAGGCATGCCCTTGGATGCGCTGTACGGTGCCTCTGAGGGCAAATTAGGGCATACTAAACCGTCAATGGGAAAGGAAACTGCTGTGTACAAGTGGCAAGCCCCCTCGCGCGGAGGGATCGATGGCCGTAAGGCCGGAGTGTGCCGTTCACTGGTGACGGGTGAAATCGTGACCCGCAAGAAACTGGCTAATTCCCAGTCTAATACCAAGGAGAACGCCGATGTGTCTTAAGTGTAGCCAGACCCTCGGCTTTGCCAAGTGGCTGACGAACTATACGCCGCGTATCGATGACGTGGTGTGGCAGAAGGACGGCAGCGGCATCGCCCTCGTCATGTGGAACGTGCGTGAAGGCGCGGACCCTGTGGTCGATCTGGTGGCGGATACACTATACACCGTCTATGCCATACACTCGGGATACGCGCCATTAATTACTATACAATGAAGACGTCTATCATGTTCGTGCGCGGCGTTTTTGC